AGGAATACCACCCGGGATTACTTTGACAGCAGCAGGTATTTCACCTACAGGTCCTGTTTCGGTGTTTGGTTCAACAATAACATTTACAAAAGGTTATGGAGTGGCACAATAATATTATAAAAAAAATAGAAAAATGTTAAAAGAAAACAAAAATGAATTAAAAAGAAATAATAGATATATGGTTAATTTTGATGGAATTGAAATTTCTGAATTTGCAACACAACAAATTCAATTACCTAATTATTTAAATGGTGCATGGGGTGAAATGAAAATTATTTTTAATGATGAAATTGAAATTTCAACATCAGAAGCAATTTATAAAATAATAAATAAAAAAAAGTGGTCATTTTTTAGAAAACCAATTTTTTCTTTTACTATTAAAACATTTAATTCAGTGGGTGAATGTATTGAAAAATGGAAAGTTGTGGTTAAAAAAATAAAATATGTTGAATTTGGTTATTATATAATAAATGCTGATCAGATAAAGAATGTAAAAATGATTATTAAACCATTAAATTGTAAACTTTTATAATATAATGGAAGATTTAAGTAAATATACACCAATACAACTTCAAAAAATGGGTAATGATACCAAGGAAAAGCATGATAAATTAAAAAAAGAACTTATTGATGATACCTATGAAATGGAAGAACTTGAAAAACGTATTAATGAAAAAATTCTGTTATTACAGGAACTTGAAAAAAATTATGTAAATATAGTTGAAAAATTAGTAGAATAATGGGAGGATTTGATAAACCAATCATACAAACAAGTAATCCTAATAAAAAGGAACATGCCAATATTGTTAGAAACAGAACAATTTTTTATGGTGAAGTCATAAGTATTACTGATAGCACTGATGGTGGTAGAATTCAAGTTAGAATTCCAGAACTTGATAATAGAACCACTAGTAATGATTTGCCTTGGTGTTATCCAATGTTACCAAAATTTTTTCATGCATATCCACAAGTTGGTGAAATGGTTAGAATTCTTATTGAAGACAATAAATTTCCTGAAAGAAGTAGATTTTGGGAAGGACCTGTCATATCTCAACCACAAAAAATTGGTTTCGATTCAAAATTTACAGCACTTTCAACCACAAATCTTGCACTTACCAAACCAGAAAAAGCACCAAGCACATATCCTGATGCAAATGGTGTGTTTCCAACAAAAGATGATATTGCGATTATTGGAAAAGTAAACACAGATGTAATTCTGAGATTAAATGAAGTACATATCAGAGCAGGTAAACATGAATTTGGTGATATTCTAAAACTTAATATAAAAAATCCTGCATCAATTAATATGGTTTTTGAACCACTTGAAGGAAATGAGACAGATTATTATAGTAATACTGTTATCCAAAGTGATAAGATTGCATTAATTAGTCATGATGGTATTCCTAATTTTAAAGCAGCAAGACTGACTTCAGAGGATAGAGTAAGGATATTCGAAGAAGGACATCCGATAGCTCGTGCAGATGTCTTAATCGAAGCCATGAGGGTTATTATTGATGCATTAGTTACTCACATACATCCATATTCTGGATTAGCAGCAGATAAAACAGCAATTATAAAAAAACTCGAAAAATTACAACTTGAATTAATTATGCAAAAAAACATTGTGATAAATTAAATTTTTGTATATTTGTCGTCATGAATATTGAAATTCCTAATAAATTCTTTACAACATTTAATGATATTACGTATTTTGATGATCCACATAAGTATTATGTGGATAATAAGGAATTGATAAGTGTTACAACAATAATTCATCAATATCAAGAAGAATTTAAAGAAGATTATTGGTCTGACTATAAAGCCAAAGAATATGTTCTTAATCAACGAGAGGTTTTACGTGCTTGGAAATTCATAAACAAAAAAGGAACAATGAAAGGGTCGGCAATTCATGATTATGCCGAATGTCTGTTCCAAAATAAAGTATTTCCATATCCTAAAGAATTAATTTTTAATGAATTTGGTTTTGACCCCGTTTTACCAGAATATGAGATAACAAAAAAACACGTTGATAATTTTTATAATGATGTACGGGGAAAATTAATACCAATAAGAACTGAAATGGTTGTTTATGATCCAGAATCACTCATTGGTGGAATGCTTGATATTTTATTTTATAATGTCAGAGCAAAACAATTTCAAATTTGGGATTATAAAACTAATAAGAAATTTGACAAAGAAATGAAATCCAGACATTTTCAAGGTGAATTATATATGTTAGAAGACAGTGATTTAGAAATTTATTCCTTACAATTGGCAATGTATAAATTAATTATTGAAAAAAATACTGGAATTAAACTTGGAAAATCATATGTGGTTTGGTTTAGTCATAATAATGATAATTATAAAGTGATCGAATGTAAGAACAGAGAATATTACGCCAAATTAATAATGACAAATAAGATTATTGAACTAGCAGCATAAAAAAACTCGCACCATTGATGCGAGTTTTTGTGTCTAAATATGTGTCCAGCGTTTCCGATTAATAATATTACTAATTAAGGATTGTGTTACATTATATTTTTTTCGTAATTCTTCTTGATTCATTTTTTTATTTTTATACATTTCACGAATATTAATAACATCTTCTTCAGTTAATTTAGACATTGGTGATTCTTCACCTTTTCTTCCTTTTTGACCCATGTGTCCATCAGATATTTTTTTTCTAACTTCATCAGAAAATTTCTTACCGTAATTGGGGTGTAATTCACCTTTTTTACCATACATTGGGTTTTTGTTTCCAATTTTTTGAAGCGATAGTTTCTTTTTTGTTTTTTCTGAATGTTTCTTACCAAGAAATATATGTTCAGGGTCATTTACGTTATAACCGTATTTATTATCACTAGCACAATATTCTTTTATTAATCTCTTTTCTTCAATAAGTAAATTATTCAAATCACATTCTAATTCAATAATAAATTCAAAATTTTCTAATCCATATTTATTATATGATGATTGTAAATGAGAATTATGATGCTTATTTTCCTTTAAATACCATTTATGGTCTCTCCATCTTTTTCTAATATCAATTGTACTTCCAATATAAACCTTATTATTTTGTTTATTTTTTATTTTATATATTCCTGTTTTTATCATATTGCAAATATATAAAAAAACCACGTAGATAATACGTGGTTTAGATAAATAATCGTAATTAATTGATTATAAGTTAAGTATGCACCGCCATGGCTGTAATTCAAGAGTTACATTTGTTAATTCATCATTTGTATAGTCGTTTTCTCCGAAGTCAATACTGGTAATCATGCATTGTTCCAAGAACCATTTTTCAACCTCAACACCTGTTGGGTCTAATGATTTTAATGTAATATCTTTCTTATAACCTGCTGCATAACCCATACGACCTGTAAGTGATTCTGCGTGTAAACGAACCCATTCCATAAGTTGCTGAGAAGTACTAGGACCTATTGGATCAAGAAATGTTACCGACATCGTATCCCAAGTATATCTACCAGCAACATAGTTTTCTTGGTTCATATATTGAATTGGAACACTATTGATTTTCATTGAAGGTCTTTTGAATTTCTGAACTTTCCAAACTTGAATTCCTAATGCGTCATCAAATACGGCAAAGAATCTATTAACTCTTTTTGGTTCGTATTCGAACGGCATTGTTCTTATCATTGTTTCTTCTGCTGCCATTTTATCTAATTGTTAATTTATTTATTTATTTTTATGTTTTATAATAAATACTCAGTGATTTAAAAACCATACTGAATAAAAACAACAAACCTCATTTATGCACCAACATCGGCAAAACTTGCACCTGAAGGAGTAATTGTAAAAGTAATACCTATAAATTCAACAGCACGTGTTGGTTTTAAGAACAACTCGCCATAAAGTTCGTTTCTATCACTAGTTTCTGGAGTATTATTAGTACTATCCATTTTAATTCTAAAGTCAGTTAAACCTCTTTCTCTCTTGATACTATCAAGGATTGGGTTTGTTTTATTCAAGAATTGATCAATTGTTGCTTGATCATTTTGTTCAAATACAAGTCTAATTGCAAT